TAAAAGAAAAACAAATACCTCCTCTATAACCTGAATCATTTGCTGAAGTAAAAGGTAATTGTAATTGTAAAGTATTATTAGCAGTAGGAGTTGCAGTAAAATTCGTCCAGAATTGTAAATGTATTAAACGACCAATTTTTGTATAGCGTCCAAAGTTATGTGATGTTGTAAACCCAGATTGAGCACTTGAACTATAACCATAAGTAGGCGTAAAAGTGCCTTCTTCATAGTCGTCAAGTGCGTTGGCTGCTGCGGTGTCTCCGTTAAAGGATATTCCTCCACCAGCTTGTACTCGTAGACGCTCTGTAAACGATGCACCAGTATGAAATATTAGACCAAGACTATTGTTACTGCCGTCTTTACCAGCAGTAATACCTGCATACTGAGTTCCAGCATTTTTAAAATCAATTCCGTTTTGATAATTAGCAGCGTCTTGAGTTTGTTCAAGTATTAATCTAGCATTACCTCCGTCAGGACTTTTTATATGTAATGACGCATTTGCAGTATCAGTTCCTATAGATAATCGGCGATTAGCATGGATACGCAAAGCTGCTGTACCACTATCAAAAGTAGTTCCGTTGCTATATGTAGCACCAGTTTTAAAAATAATATCTCTGTTACTAATACCAAAAGTTAAACCACCACCTGTTGATTTTTTAACACCTATATAAGCTGTATCACCACCAGAGCCATGTGAAGCAAGGTCTATTGCAGCAGCAGTTCCATCTTCAATATTTAAAAGATTTGATGACATTTGTGTGTCACCTATATTAACTTTTCCAGAAACACTTATTCCCGAACTCGTAGTCTCTAACTTTTTACTGTTGTCGTAATATAGCTCTACTGCTCCATCATCTATAAATTTAGCTTTAGCTTCATTTCCAGCACCATTACCTATATCAATAGTAGTAGCTTGTATGAATAAAGTATGTGAAGGACTTTGTATAAAAGATGAAGAACCATTGTGATAAATTTGTAGGTCATTGCCCGCACCAAATCTAGCTTTAGCATTATCATTAAAGTCAACATCAGCTGTTAAAGTTCCGATCTTAGCTGCTGTAACTGCATCGTCTGCAATTTTTGCAGTTGTAACCGATGAGTTCTGTAGTATTGCTGTACTTACTGTGTTATTACTTGGTGTACCTATGTTAACAGTACTACCTAAAACAACAGCATGATATATAGATCCACTTGCTGGAGCAGCAGCTAACTTAACTGTACTACCAGATAGAGCAAATCCTTCTGATGGTGTTGATGTACCAGCATTAGGTTTCTGTACTACACCATTAATACTTAGTAGTATTTGTTGTGCATTAGATGGTGCATTAGTAATAGTAAAGTCTTGTGTAGATCCATCAAAAGCAGGGCTTAGTGTAGAGATAAAAAAGTTACCTATACTTTGTGCTTCTTCCCATGCACTATTAGTTGCATTATATACGAGAAGTTTACTTGTGCTTGTATTAAAGAATAAATCACCAGCGTCAAGAGCACTTGTAGGGTTCGACGAACCAACTCTATATCTTGAGTTGAAATCATTTATATCATCACTAAGTTGTTTAATATCATCTTCTTTACCAAGTATCTTATGGTAATTATATACCTGTCCTGATCCTGTAGAGCTGACCATTAAGCCAACACCAGCTACCAGTGTTTCACTGTTTAAACTAGATGGAGCATTATTGATAGTAACAGTAGATCCGCCTACAGTTCTACCTGTAGTGCTTGTACCTGATCCATTAAATACAACTCCTCCAGCATCAGATATAGATATAACTACACCAGCACTAGGTTGTGTATTTGGGAAAGCTACTTCTGTTGCTATAACTTCAAGACCACCAAGAGGTGCAATCTGCGCAGCTACATAATCAACTACAGCTCCAGATGTTGGAAAACTAGCATCACTATCTGAAATAGTGGTTTGTTTTGTAAGTCCATCTATCTGGTTAAGGTCTGCTATATCTGATGTAAGAGCTGTACTATCAGCAAGTTTTGATGCGGTAGCTGATGGCATACCAGCAAGAGTTGTTAATTCTGCATCAGCTATTTTAGCTGTGGTAACTGCATCGTCTGCAATCTTAGCTGTGGTAATTTGACTATCAGCTATATGTTCTGTATCAATAGAACCAGCTGCATAATGTTCAGAATTGATTTGGTCATCTGCTATCTTGGCTCCAGTAATAGCATCAGCTGCTATTTTACCGGTTGTTACATTTAAGTCAGCTATTTTACTTGTAGTAACTTGGTTGTTAGCTATATGTTCTGTATCAATACTTCCAGCAACATAATGTTCTGAGTTAATTTCATCATCTGCAATCTTAGCTCCAGTTATTGCATCATTTGCAATCTTAGCTGTAGTTACGTTTGCATCAGTTATTTTAACTGTTGTTACTGCGTCAGTTGCTAAATCTCCAGCAACAATAGTACCGTCTGCAATTTTAGCTGAAGTAATTTGACTGTCAGCAATATGAGCCGTATCAATACTTCCGTCTACATAATGCTCAGAATTAATCTGGTCATCTGCAATCTTCGCACTTGTAACTGCATCATTAGCTATCTTGTCTGTGGTTACATTGCTATTAGCTATCTTTGCAGTCGTAACTTGTGAATCTGCTATGTGAGCCGTATCAATACTTCCGTCTACATAGTGTTCTGAATTTATTTGATCATCAGCAATTTTTGCACTTGTAATTGCATCAGCTGCAATCATGCCTGTAGCAACTGTTCCACTATCACCTGTAGTAACAACAGTTCCAGTAACATCAGGAAATGTAATTGTTCTATCAGCTGTAGGGTCAGCTACGGTTAATCTTATTTCGTTTGCATTATCAGTAGCACCCTCAAAAGTAATGTCAGCATCCTCGCCCATTGCAAGGTCTCCAACCATGTTTCCTCCAAGGTTACTTAGATATCTTGCAGTAACTTCCTGTGTTGAATATAAGTTTTGAGTAAAGTTATCGTTTAGATCAGATGACTTAATCGCAGATCCTGGATAGAAGTTAGCTGTAAGACTGGAGTCATCTGTTTCACGAAATATTTTTATTTTTGCTCCGTTGGCTGGTGCGGTATTAAATTGTACGGTGGTTGCATTAGCTAATGTAAATGCGGTGGTATTGGTGGCATCTATTGAACACTTAACATCAGCTGCCTTTAAATATGGAAATGTAAATGAATAGTTCGTGGTTGAACCATTCCCTATGTATGAGTTTTGTGTGACAGCCATAATTCATGGTTAATTAGTTTTGCAGTTGTCTTATTTTTTGTATTTGTTGTATCTCTCTATTTGTAGTTTCGTTTAGTCTTTGTCTTGCTGTTAAATCTCTCTTTATCTTTTCTCCTCTTAATTTTCTAACTTCTGGATCATTTTGTATTTCAGCAAATGCTTGTCTTTTTGCATCATCAAATAATCTTTTAATCATTCTGTTGTGGTAGTAAGCTCTCATAGGATCTATGTCTCGTCTACCAGCCCTAAGATCAGCATTCATTGCTTGTACTGATGCAATAATCTTTTTATTTTTAGCTAACTTATTTAATTCTTTTTCTAAGTTTTGATCACCTATTGCTTTTTGAAATAGTGATCTAACTCTTGGTGAGTCACTAAAATCAATACCATCATATGAGTATGTGGATTGTCTTAAATCGTAGTTACTATCAAATAAAAGTTTTCTGCCAGGACCCTGATCTAAATTGACTTGGAAAGGACTGACCATATTAAACATACGAGTTGGGAAGTCCCATTCACGTAGAGGTTTACCATTTAACATGTCAAATTTAGTAGGTACTTCTCTGGCAGCAATATGCTCAGTGATAAGGTTTCTGTTTCTTATTGATTGACCTATACCAGAACCTATCTCTTTCATATGTGGATTGAATAACTTACCTAATTCGTTTCTTGCAGAAGACATTGGTATAGTGTTGTTAATTAATCCAGCTGCTATTCTGCTCATTTGTCCAGGTTTTCCAGCAAACAAATCAACAAACTGCTGTAAGCCAGCTATGTATGATTTACTGGTTAAACCTTGAGCTAAAATAACAGCCAATTTTTGATAATGATCTTCAGCCCACTCTGGACCCATTAAATGCATATGATCACCAATATCTCCAATAGTGGAAAGTATTAAGTTAAATGGTTCAAAAGCGTCATAACTTACCCAAGCATTACCTATTTTTATACTTCTAGGTTGCCAGCCAGCATCAATCCATACTTGTCTTTTTTGCCTATCAGCTGGTCCATTACCTGTAAGACCTCCATTCATAAAATGAATATTAGCCATCATGATAAAACCACTACCAATAGCCATTCTTCCTTTAATTAAAGCTTTGGCATTTGCTAGTTCATCGGCATTATTAATGCCATATTTCATTACATCACCTAAGTTATCAGCAGTAGCTTTGAGAATTTCTCTATTCTCCTTAACTAACATATTGAATACTGGTGTATGTTTTGCTGTAAGTTCTAAGCCGTTAAGACCAGTTCTTGCAAATAAAAAGAAAGGTTTAGCCCAAGGATTTTTATCAAACGTTTCATCAAGAGATTTAACAAATCCTGTTAGATCATTAGTTAATGTTGCTTCTCTTTTTGCATATAAAGTTGCATCATCCACTATGTTTCCATCAGCATCCATTATCTGACCATAAAATCTATTCTCGTATTCCTTTAATAGTTGTGGAGTTATTTCAGTAACCTTACCGGCGTTATATAAATCCATTGCTTCACGCATGGCTCTTTCTTTACCCTTAGCTCTAGCCAGTAGTAATCCAAAAGCATCATCCGTTGCACCCATTACCTTTGTGGAATAGGTCAAGAATTTATTATCATTCATTGCTCTTGCGGCATTAGCAATATTAAATAGTGCTCTGTCGCCAAATGATACGTTAGAACTGTTTTCAACCCAATCAGTGTACATAGCCCATTGCTCATCACCCTTGGTTTGGATGTTGTACCTTGACTTAATTGTTGATACATCTCCAGCCCAGTAAGAATTAAGATTCTTTTTAAATAATGTATAAGCTTCTGGTAACGATTCGATCATTGCACTAAAACCAGCCATTGAAGCTCGCATAGTTGCACCATCTCCTCTAAGTCCAGCACCTAATGCTGTTGATAATGGACGTAAAAAAGAAGCTGTTCCAGTACCCATAATTGCTCTCATTGGAGTTTTAGGACCACTAAGAACACTATTAGTAAATACTTTTTGTAAGCCTTTAATAACTAGACCTGAATCCTTACCACCTTTTTTAAATTCACCACCACGAAACTTTTTCCTAATAAAATTATCGTAGTCAGTTAAGTTATGAATCTCACCTGACATAGAGATAGTTTCATGTATAGCTTTAAATAAATCATCATTAGCATTAGCCCCAGCAATTTTCATTGCTAGTTGATGAGCATTAACAGACTCTTGTACTTGTGCATCTACAGCATCAATAATTGCTCTTTTACTTTGTTTACCAGCACCTAAAGATCTAAAAGAACCAGATTGTGTCATTTTAGATAGTTTAATTTGAGTTAAACCAGCAATAATTTTGTCATACATTGCTTTAGCTGGACCATCTATATCAGCTAAATCAGCTATGTCATATAGTTCTCTATTAGCAATTGCCTGATCTCTTACTTCTTTCATTAAAGAACCAATAACTAAATCAGCAGCAACAACTTGATTAGATTCCCATATATCTATACCTTGTAATCTTGCATCACTTTCTAATACTGACCAAAATTCTTGTGGAGATAAATCGCTTGTATTTCTACCTTCATATATTTTTTGTGCAGTAATTATAGAATCTTCCCATATTTCACTTAATGGAACATTAGCTTTTTTTGCATCAGCTATTTCTTTTTGAACTCTGGCATCACTCATAAAGTTACGCATAACGCCAACAAGTTGTTCTTCTGCTAATCCACTAGTAAGAGCTGTACGTTCTAACTGCACAGGTGTATATAAAGAATCTGTAGATCCTTCAGCAGCTGACCATTCTGTTCTAGTCCTTCTTAGTTGTCTTCTGACATCATATGGAGATCCATTTGAAGTAGGAGCTGCTTGCCATTTGTTAGCAATTGGTTTGTTTTTATACGCACCAAATTCTGGACTAGCTAATTGATCAATAGCTTTTTCTCTGATCTGTCCTCTACGACTTTCTGCTCTTAAAGCTATCTTTTCAACTTCTTCTGGAATACCATCTTCAATAATAGGTTTCTTAGTCTTCTTATCAATACCTCTAACTTTTCTTACACCTTTACCAATAGCAAGGCTTAAACCATCAAATACTGCACCAATTCCCATACCCTCTACAACATTTTTCAATGTTTTCATAGCTGGGTGATCAGTATCTTTTGTAGCTAGTGGAGTATCTATAAAGTTAAATCTATCTCTAAGAACTGCAAGTCCATTATCTTCTTGACTGTATTTAGAAACTAAGTCTGACGCAGCACCAATTGCAGCACCACGAGCTAATGAACTCCATGCTGCTGTTGCAGCTGCTATACCTGAAGCTTTTGCAGCTGGTACTATTGCTGCTGCCATTGATCCGAAATGGACGAGTCCTCGTAAGGCTCCTCCCCACCATGTTTTAGTTTCTATGGGGTCTTCATCATCAACAAACCAGTCGTCCCATTCTGCTTTATATCCTTCTTTAGTTTTACCTTCTTCAACCATTTCACCACTAAACATATCAATGGCTCTTTCTGGCAAAGTAACAACAGAGGAAGCTGTATCTTGTAATCCACCTCCAATGGCAGATCCTAATTCTTTAGCTACTCCTCTGACACCTCCAAAGTTTTTCTTGTTTCGCGGATCCATAATTTCAGCCGTAGCTTGTTTATCTTCCGCTTCCATCTGAACTTGTTGCTCAGTGGCTTTTTGCCTTTTTTGTTCTTCTAATTCTCTGTACTTAGCATCCTCATCGGCAGCATCGAGTAATGCCTCTTTATCTACAGAGTTAGGATCAAATCCTGAGTACATTCTATTACCTTAGTAATTTAAAGTTTTCTTCTAATTAAATCTTTATCTAAATATTCTTCTGCTGGACCTATAAACTCTTTTCTACCTGTAATAAAAAATCCAGTTTCAATCCATTGCTTGCCATCCCATTTAATAAATGTTCCTTTTTCAAGCCGTTTCCAATCTCCTATCCTTGGTACGAGTTTTCCAAGTACTGCATTAGGAGGTAGAACTTCTGCATATACTTCATCCAGTAAGTAGCCAACATCATTAAATGTAATGTTGCCATCTTCTTTCAGTAGTTCTATTTTTGCTCTTTGTACTTTCTGTTGGTCAGGATGTAACGTTAATAAATTTTGTACGTGTTTAGGTAGCTTTTCTATTTCTTGATCTATTTCTGAAATTATTGGTTCTTCACCTACTGCTTCCAATTGATAATTAGCAAGCTGTGTAGGAGACATTGCAAGTTTTTTAGATAAATCCTCGTATATTTTAGGAACTACTGTTCCATTAGATTCCTTATATATTTTTAAATCTTCTTCAGTTCCAGGAATTACACTATTGGCAATTATGTTTGGATCAGTCCCTATAGCAAATTGTGCTGTTTCTCTATTTTTTATATATGTATTAGTTTCAGATGAAGTGGGATAAGAATCGTAATCACCATTTTTTATTTTCTTTTCTACTTCTTCAATAGCTTTTAAGTGTGCTTCTCTAGGGCTTTCTACTTTTGCTATATGTTGTTTGTAAAACAAATGATAGTCATCTGTAGCTTGTTGTTTGTTTGCTACCCATGTTGGAGTCTTAGCAGTATCAGCTCTAGTAACATCCATATGTTTATTAACAGCAGCAATTATTCTTTCTTTAGACTTATCTTCGTATTCTGTCGGTATTGAATATTGATTAGTATCTTTGGCTATTTTTGCATATTGCTGATATAAGGCTAAATCTGATATACCAGAAATGTCTTCCATATATATAGGTTGATTTTTTCTAATCTTTTCGTTTAAAACATCTATTATATCTTCATCAAGTTTATCTTCCTTAGATGCCATATTTAAAAGTCTATCAGGTACTAGACCCCAAGAAGGATTCCATCTAGCTATATGTTGATCAAGTTGTTCTTGTGAAAATCTTTTACCTTCGTCAAATAAAAGTTGTTCTTGGTTAACTATTTCTCTTACATACTTTTTACCTTCAAATTCTTTCCTTGCTTTGTTTTCTGCAAAGCGTGTTCTTTTATCCGCTTCTCTTTTATTAACTATATTTTCATACCAAAAAGGATGTCGTTGCGCCCACGTTTTACTTGGTTGATCAGTAGTAGGAGAGTTCATTAAGGCATCAAACTGTTCGTCTGTAAAAATATCTGTATTAATTAAATCTTTACCTAAAACAGAAAGAAACTCACCTTTTAATCTTTCACCATTGTCACTAAAACTTTTCATACCAGTAGAAAAGTATCTATTCATAGAGTCAGGATCTTTAGCTTGATGAAAACGACTCCGCTCAACTTTGACCATATCTTGGCTATCCGCAAAATCTTGACCACGTTGAGCATTAGCTAAAAGTCTTCTACTTGCAGCTCCCATTTTTTTTAAAGTTGGAGCTAAGAAGTCAGAACTATAACCATGTAGATTATTCATTCTTAAGAATTTAACTCTGCCTTCTTCTAAAGCTTCTTGTACTTCATGAGGAGCTATTGCTCCAGAATCTCTTATATAATCCTCTATCCAAAATGAAAAAGCATCACCAGCTGCTTCAGCTCTATACTGTGCAGCTCCATAATCCCACCACGCACTACTTCTTTTGACATTATTAACTACATTAATTGGAGACCCTTCTTTCCACAAAGTATCTCCAACTTTTTGTATATCTAAATGTTGTTCGTAAAGTTTATTACTACCTTCTATTTGTTGTTGTAAAGAATCAGAAGGTAAGCCTTCCATAGCAGCTGCATGATATCCAGCATCAAACTGACTCTTATCATATTTCTCTTTAAACTTACCCAAGCTGTTTGCTAGTGTTTTACTAAACTGAGCTAAGTCTTGACCTCTTTTTAAAGCTTCCTGTTCTTTTAATTGTAGACTTTGTAATTCAACTTGTTTGTTTTGTTTTATTGCAGAAACTCGATTGTCGTAAGACATGTCTTCAACAAATCTATAATTTTTCTGCCTTTGATCTTCTTCTTTATTTAATTTGTTTTCTAGATCACGTTCAGCCTTAGCTGCACGTTTATCTAATGCATCTTTTTGCTTTTCTAAAGCCCTGATTTCAATTTGGTCTTGCTCACGCTGCCTTTGTAAACCAGCAGCAGTCGCCGTTAGTTGTTGAAAGCCTGTAGCACGAGCGTACCCTTGATAACTACTTGCCATTGTTTTTAAAATTTAACGTTTATACTTGATCCTAAATCTGCATAACTTCCTAGACCTCCAGTCCAATTACCAACATCAGCAGCCATACTATATGGTATAGAAGGACTTGCTGAAAAAGCGTTTGAATATTGAGGAGTGACAAAATTAGAATAATTAAAATTGCCTAAATTCTGCGTAGGAGGTCCACCTTGAGTAGCTAAAGAACTTAGTAAATCACCAGCTAAATTAGTCCAAGGTGTTGTATAAGTTGCTGTTGCTCCTTTTATTGGTTCAGGACCAAAATCAAAGTCTTCTAACGGTCTAGGTAAATTGTATTCAGTTATTAATGTTTTATAAGGTTTTGGTGCAACTGGTAAGGTTCCAGGATCTAGCATTAAGTTTGCATATGCATTCTTATCTGCAATTTCTTTTTGTAAATTTATATTTGAAATAGCAGATCTAGTATTAACTTGAGCACTTAATAATGACTCAGCTAAAGCTGCCTGTGTTGAACCTAATTGAGCTAATGATGCTTGTACTACTTTTCCAGCACTTCTACCACTAGCTCCTCTAGCTCTAACTGTTCCTTCTGCTACTAATTGTTTTAATATTGCATCTTGATTTTGAAATATAAGTTTTTGCGTTGTTTCTCTTAATGCTCTTTGCTGGCTTTGTTTTGCCAAACTTGCACCTTGTTTATTAAATGCAATCTGTGATTTATATAATTCTTGCGATTTTAGGAACTGCTTATTTAAGGAATCTTGTTGCTTGTTCCTAATTTGCATTTGGTAATTATAAGAATCTAAAGCATTAGCATCCTTATATTCAGCAAGTTTTATTTCGTTATTTTGCTTTGTCTCAATATTACGTACTAATTCATCCCAGTCAGCCTGCCCTTTCTCCTTACGCATGTCGTAGAGTTCAGTATCATACTCATACTGTTTTTGAATTACTTCATTTCGAGCTGCGTTCGCAGAGTTTTGAGCTGACCTTTGTCCAAAAAAACCTAATGCAGCACTTGCAAATCCTAATATTGACATATCTATGTCCTCCTATAAAAACGTGGTGTGTAATGTCCTTCCCACATCAACGAATTTAAAGAAACAGGAAAAGGGGAATCATTAAATACTCTTAATTGGAAATTCTTAGATCTTTGATGTATTGGAATTGTAAAAACTGATTGATCTTCTAATGCCACATCATCAGCTAAATAGTAATTAGCTTCTTGTACTGGATTAAGGTTGTACCATTCATCCATATAAATTAAAATTTCTGCACCATTAGCTGGGGCGGTGTTAAATCTTATTGTTGTATCGTTCTGAAAAGTAAATGCTGTCGTAACAACATTATTAATTTTTACTTTTATTTGATCTCTATCAATATAATCAAGGTCATCCTTAGTCCAGTTAAAGTCAACAGTTGATCCATCTCCTGTATAAGTTCTACTACCAGTTAATCTACCTTGTTGGAATAATTTAAAAGACATAACTCCGGATAAACCGACAGCAAACTTCATTCTTGAAACGATTAAAGATGCCGTAAAGTCAGACATCGTACCTTCAGCATTTAATTGAAAATATGTTTTAGGAAGTATTACATCTAAGTCATATTTAAAACCAACTATTACATCACTAGCGACACTGGTTAAGTTTTTTCTTGGAACTATAAAGAAAGGACCTGTTCCATCTGATCCTCTTTCAGGTGTAATTGTAAAACCTGATTCAACATATTGACCTGTTGCAGTACTACCTTTAATGACAATAACAGGCGTTAATTCACTTACATCATTAAATGGTAAATAACATTTAGATCTTTCATTTGCAGCATCATAAACAACAGCACTAGCTTCTTTAAATAAATCCACACAAGGGTTTACTTTTTCACCTTGGTTGTTAACTATGATTGCTTGTTCTGGACTTTGACTTAAACGTGCAAGGCTTAAAGTAAATTGATTGCCTTGTTTAGTCACTGCAAACATATCATCAGAATCTAAAGCTAGTGTTTGTACAGTTCCTGGCAGCTCCCAGTTAAACCATGATTCAAATAAATTCTTTTCTCCATCACTATATGTTCTAAAGAAATAAGCGTATCTAGAAGATTGAGATGACATTACAAGCAATCTGTTTTGAGGACTAGAAATCATCGAGTCAATATTCGCTGGAATCCATTCCTTCACAATTCTGCTAATATCTAAAACTTCAGGTGAATTATTATTACCTCTAGTAGTCATTGCAAAAGCTCTGGTATAACTAGGAGTCTTACTTACAAAATTAATAATTTTACCGTTATCTACAGGATCAATTAATGTATCCATTTCAAAGTTAGATATCGTCCTAATAACCGTCAAACCTGGAGTTAGTACTCCTGTATCTGAAAACATTAAGAACTGTTGACCAGATGAAAATAGTATTAAACCTTGTGGTGTAGGTAGAACAGCATGCAAAGCAGCTGGTCTTATAGATGAACAACTTAAATCAACAGGGTCTGCATCTGTAACTAATTGAGCAGTTACATGATAAAAATTAAAAAACTCTCCAGCTTGACTTAAAGAAACATTATCTTCTGACAAAAATCCTAGTCTATTGTTATGGAAAAAGGATTGCTGTATTTTATGTCCCTCAAAACTAGGATGAGTATTGGTATTATCATCACCAACTAATCTTTCTGTATAAGTTATTTCTTTAAAAGTAAAAGCGTTAGTTCCCGTATTTATTAATTCATGAGGCATTGTAGAGTTATTTAATCCAACAGACTTACTGGGATCTCTACCTTCCTCCCAATGACCTCTACCAGATACACCATCATCAGCTACGAATTTGGCAAAGTATGTGTCATTTGGTGAGTTTGTATTTATTACTTTAACTACATGATTATGAAATGCTTGAGGAGGGAGTTGAGAAACATTATCAACTTGATCTTGGAAAACAGCTAATTTGTTATTTGCAGCTCCACCTTTAGTTGTAATGCTAAATGCAGTACGAGTACCACTAACAACTCTCTCTAACTGTAAACCTCCTAAAAATTTAGAAACAGTTAAACCAGAAATATTAAATGCATCAATTCCATTTTTTAATGTAGTAAGTAATCCATCATATGTTTCTGTAGCACTTGTTGTTGTGGTAAAGGTTTGATCAGAAGCACCTGAACCAGCATTCATTGTTACGCTATAAGTTGAACTAACAGCAGTATCTGAAAGTATTAAAGTAGCTCTTGTATTTTCTACAAAGGCAGGGTCTGCTTGTTTAGATGCTGTAACTAAATTATTAGTAATAATAGATGTATCTTGAACTGTAAGAATGTGGTAGTTAGTTCTTGCACCTGTTAAATAATTTTGTGCATTACCAGCAAAAGTAACACTACAAGCTGTTCCTGTAGCAGCATTCCATATATAAATATTTCCATTACCTGAAGTAGGTTTTGGTGTTATACAACCTATATATTTTTCATCATTATCTCTATGTATATAAAACCACTTTGCATTATCCAAAGTACTACCTGTGCCTAGATTTACTACATGCTTAAATCCAGGTCTTTTAGTTAATCCATATGTAGGATCAGGGTATCCATTCAAGCACTCACGAACTTGTCCAGGAAGTTTCTTATCGTCAGATTGTCTTGACACCCCACCTAGAAAATTGTTAACTCGTTGAGTAACTGAAGCCATTATCGTATTAGAGCTTTGTAAGGTTGGTAACTAATATATTTTCTGTTATTTTCAGCGGTTCCATAGAATGTGTAATCGCCTTGATTACATTCATATTCCATAGCCATAGCTCTCATATAAGATTCTTTTTGTTGGAGCATTTGGTATTGAGCATTATCACCAATAATTCTTGAAGAAGTTACTGTGGCAGCTCTAGCTGTTATGTAATCTTTTATTGGTTGTGGTAAATCTACCCAATCAAATAGCCATAAGACTTCGCAATCTACTGCACCATTGGTAAATTTGTAAGTATGATTTTCTCTGTCATACAATTTCCCATTTCTTCTAACTACATCTTTAGTAGCGTTAGCAGAGTTTTCTGTTAAATCTAATTGCAGTACGTTATTGGGTATTAAAATTTCGTTATTAACGTCGGGTGTGAATTGATAATGAGATTCCTTATTAAAAGTCCAGCCTTCCGCTTGGATTTCTCTTGAAACTTCTAAAAGAGTTTCGTAAGCAATCGCAACGTCAGGGTTGGTTTGATCCAAAGTGGTCGCTGGAGCTTGACCACAAGACGCTAATATTTGGTTTACTGCTGGCAGTTCAGTTACTGCGTTAGTGGTAGGAAAAGCCATATTAATTTATAAAAAAAAAGGGGTCCGAAGACCCCATTGAATATATTTAGAATGCAGAAGGAGCAGAAGCACCAACATATAATTCTACAGCAGCAGCTGGGTTTAGGTAATCAGCACCCATTGCAAGACGACCTAGGATAACATCACCCTGATAAATCACGGATACGTCACCTGAAGTTACCTGTACTTGAGGACCGATTGCTTCAACGCAACCAGCAGCTTCTTTCTGGAATATTAAGCCACATGACTTAGCACCTAACTCAGAGTTAGTACCGTAGTCATTCTTAATACCTGTTTGTGAACCAGAAGCATCTTCTGGAGTAGGTCCAACGAAAGAACCTAAGTTTGAAGGAGCAGTTTCTCCTGTTGTGCCACCATAAGCAACACCATATTTGCCTAAGAAAGGAATATTCATAGACTTGTAGATCTTGATACCAGCGATCTCGATAACTCCGTTACCACCTTGTAAAGCAGTACCTTGTACGTCACGATTAACTAGACCATTAGATCCAACAGCTTGGATTAAGCTGTAATATTGTCTTGGGTTAAGAACACCGATTCTTCCGTCACCAGAAACACCTTTCTCATCCATTGCAGCAGCAGCGTCATAGAAAGCGTTTACTAGGTTTGCAGAAGAGTAAGCATCAGAATCATTTGTTGTTGCACCAACTCTGATCTGTGTTCCGCCAGGTTCTACAAAGTTTGTCTTTGTAATTGGAGAGGCAGCTCTTGCTCCACGTGTCACAGCACGGAATACAAGTCTGTCATATTTCTCAGCAAGTGCAAAACCAATCTTTCTTGAGATTTCTGAACGTAGATCATAGTGAGCAAGTGTCTCATCTAATTCGTAGACAAATGCTGAACTGATTAGTAGTTCATCACAAGTAATTGTTTTCTCAGCTACTGGAGGTGTTCCATCGGTATTACCGAGGATGCTATTTCCAGGAGTGTGGAACTCAGCACCAGTGCGACCTGTGTAGATGAACTGCATGCTCTGACCGTTGGTTAGAGTACGCTTCATCACAAGATCCCTAGCTATTGTTTCGTGCTGGAATCCTTTGAACATCTCTCCTGAGAACAGCTTTAAGTAAAGGGCGCGTCTATCACCAGCACTATTACTAGCACCTGGCATAGTAATGCTGGCTTGCATCCCTGTAGACTGTTGAGCCATTTTTCAGTTAAAAATTAAAGGTATATATTGTCGTCTTCACATGTGAAAAGTTGTGAGTCTTAATTGGACTCATTGATATTTGCGGTCTTTTCCCGCCGTCGACGGCTGATTGGTATCCTCCTTAGAGGGCAAAAAGCCAAATTGAGTAGGGAGGATTCGCACCTCCCCAAAGATCTACTTGATTACTCTTTTGTAAGCAACGCCACGATATACGAAAGTAACTTCTTTCATGGTTATCTCCATATACCACAACCCCGTTCCATGCTGTGGTGTCATGCGTCCCGTAAGGGATGAACGGACGTAGCGTTATTTTTTAGTTGTTTTTTTCTTTACTGGTTCTACCTTTACTTCTACAGGATTTTTTCTACCTGTTGTAGGTGTCCAATGTCTTACGTTGTCAGCCATATTAATATGAAGGTTCTCCTTCGGGTTCTTTGTAAGTAGCTTCTAGCTTTTCTTTAGTTTCTTTTTCAGATTTTGTTTCTGGTTCCATGGCGTAAGGACAAGCCCCCGCTCTCATGGTTGAGTTTTGGTGTGGCATATTATTCCAGTGGCGTATCACGCCTGAGATAATGAAACAGTTAGTTATTAAATAAGAAATGAATATGAAAGTACGAGTAATAGCTATTACGTTGTCATAAGATTTAGTCTTATCATCGCTAAAACTACCAAGAGCATACTTCCATATTGTCCAAATTTTTTTAGCCAATTTGTGGAGCTGTTAGTGCAACGGATGTTGACTCAGCATTAGCTAGGTCGAGTGGGAAGTTATGAGCATTACGTTCATGCATAACTTCAAAACCGAGGTTAGCTCGGTTGACTACATCAGCCCATGTAGGAACTATTTTTCCATTACTATCTACTATTGACTGGTTAAAGTTAAATCCATTTAGGTTAAATGCCATTGTGCATATACCCATAGATGTCAGCCATATGCCAACAACCGGCCAAGTAGCAAGAAAGAAATGAAGAGAACGAGAGTTATTGAAAGACGCATATTGAAAAATTAATCTCCCAAAGTAGCCATGAGCTGCAACTATGTTATAAGTCTCGCCTTCCTGACCAAACTTATAGCCGTAGTTCTGTGATTCACTCTCCGTGGTCTCCCGAATGATTGAGGAAGTAACAAGGCTTCCGTGCATAGCACTAAACAAAGAACCGCCAAAAACACCCGCAACTCCGAGCATATGAAAGGGGTGCATAAGGATGTTGTGTTCCGCTTGGAAGACAAACATAAAGTTGAATGT